TGTTTGATTCTGTTTGATTGTTCGTTAATATTTTTCATATGAATTAATCTTTTTTTTATAAATATCTATATAAACAAAAAAAGCCCTCCAAAAAGGAAGGCTTTAATTATATTATAATACTTTATTCTACTTTAGAATACGTTGATTGCTCTATCGAATCTAATTTGACATGTGATGTCAGCTAAATCATTAGAACTATAGTCTAAAGAACCAAAGTCAGCGTCATTTAAGTGAGTACTTTGTAAAATCCATTTTTGTACAACAACACCAGTTGGGTCTAACATTTCTAATTCAACATCTTTCTTATAACCTGCAGCATAACCTTGTCTACCTGTTACTGATTCAGAGTGTAATCTAACCCATTCCATTAAAGCTTGTGTAGCTGATGGTCCGATTGGATCTCTAAACGTTATTTGCATTGAATCCCAAGTAAATCTACCAGCAACAAAAGTTGAGGTGTTTAAGAAAGGAATTTCCGTTTCTGTACTTGTGTATTTTGGTCTTGAAGCTGATGATATCCACCATTCTTGAATACCCAACTCAGAAGGAAATCTAAATATAAATCGATTCTTCTTTAACGGCTCGTAAGGAACGGGCATTCTCATTAACATATCTCCCATAATTCTATTGTTTTAATTTTTTTTCTTTATTCTTTATTATAAATATCTGTTATCTAAAAAATTAACTTTTCTGAATAACAATTCTTTTTTTCTTAGTATCTTTAGGATCTGAAGTATCATAAACTAAAAATCTTACGTTTGGATATGAATTCTTTAATTCTTTACCAATAAACTCTTTTGCTAACTCAACATTCTTTAAGTCATCATCACTAAATCCAATACTTAATCCATTATATTCAGGATTACCTTCTAATTCTTTAGCTGCATTAACAACTCTAGAAGTAAAATCTCTAAGAGCAATTGTTTTAGCAATTTCAGGATTCTCAGCTCCACCTTCAGAACCAAACTTTTTCATAAATTCATCTGAAGATACAGGATGATAATCTTGTAGTGATAAATACTCATTTACTGATAAACCTCTTAATCTATCCATCATCATTTGTTTCTCTCCATCTGTAAAAGTCATATCGATTAAAACTTCAGTACCATCTTTAAGTGCCTTTGGAGATTGTCCTCTTGCTGTGATGATAGAAAAGTCATTACCATACTTTAATGCTTCCTTAAACTTACTGAAACTAGGCCCATATGAACCATCTTCAATAGCTTTCTTAGTATCACTAATAAATGCGTCATAATCTCTAAAATCAGCAAATGCTTCTGAAGGATTATCATTTAATAGTCTATACTCAGTTCCAACCAAATGTCTCATTTCTGCAAACTCAGATGTTGATACGTCTACAGGAACATACTCATCACCAACTTTCTTCTCTAAGTGAATTTGTGTTGGCATATTAAGAATGTTATCATCCCAATCAAAAGAGTAAGCTCTTTTTTGAAATTCTACCAATCTGTTATACTGTGATTCTGTTAATTGTACTTTCATCTTTTTTATATTTACATTGCTGCACCTAATATCTCTTTACCAATTTCTTCTTTAGCATCACTACCAAAAGCAGATCTAATTTTATTACATACTATCGGTCCGAACCTATCTTGTAAATCTTGTGTAAATTCTTTATCTAGAACAGTTTGTAATGAATTTCTTAAAGTATCACTAAAAATACCTCCACCGATGTTAATTTTGTCTAATATCGTTGCCAATACATATTCTCCAATACCATCAGATAATTTATCTGAAATCTTTTCACAGTTATCAATTGGAGATAAAAATAATGCATAATCCTTTAATTCTAAGTTAGCCAATGCAATTTTTAAGAATGTTAACATTTCACCTTCAACACCTATTTTCGGTAATACCCAATTAAAAATTTTTTCTTTTAATGTATCTACAAATCCACCTGGTGTAGCAGAAAATAAATCACCTAAAGAATCAAAAATACCTTCATTTATTTTATTTGAATTTACACCTCTTAAATGTAAATCATTACTTGTTCTAGTAATAGTCTCAAAAATTTGTTCGTAACTAACAGATTTGTTTTCTCTAATTACTTTATTACAATTTTCTTTTATAATCATAGAAGCTTTATTTCTACGATTCATTTTATTTAAGTCTGATTCTGTTAATCTTATTGCCATAATATTTTTTTTTATAAATAGTTTAAATTAAAAAAAATGGGGGAAACTAATCCCCCATAATAATATAATATTAGATATTATCAAAGTTAGCACCTGTGTTAGTAATGTTGAACTCAACACTGATATACTCTAACGATCTTGTTGGTTTAATAAAGATTCTACCATTTAATTCATTTCTATCTATAGCTTCTGGATCGTTGTCTAGTTGAACTCTAAAGTCAGTTAAACCTCTTTCCTTTCTAATGTTATCTAAGATTGGATTCACTAATGATAAGAATTGGTTTCTTACAACTGAATCGTTTTGTTCAAATAACAATCTGATAGAAACTGCTGAAATAAGTTTTCTAGCTTGTAACAATAATCTTCTAACGTTGATTCTGTTAAGTGCAGTTTCTTTACTTTGTAAAGTTTTATTACCCCATATAACTACACCTACATTTGAGAATGTTGCCATTGGGTTAATCATACCTTCGTATAATGTATCTCTTTGATCTAAAGTTAATTTAGTTCTTGCTTTGATTGCATTTGTTGTTCCTCTATTTACACCCGCTGTAGCGAACCAAGGGAAAGCAATGTTATCAGTCAATGCAATGTTTCTAACAACCTCAACAGTTGGTGGTAACCATACATATTGATTGTTCTCAGTATCTTGCATCTGCAACCATGGGAAGTAAGTAGCTGAATAGTTAGAATCAATTCCTGAATCTGAAATTACGTCAACAGCTTCATCTGGAGTCATTGCAACTAAACCACTACTATCAGTATCTGGTGTTGTAATAACGTATAGTGAATCTGCTCTTTCGTCTTCTACCATATCAATTGCTTCTTCTAATAAAGAAATATTATCTCTACTATCAATACCAGGTGTTGCAAATATGTTAATATTTACCGCTTCTGGATTATCAAAAGTTCTAATACCTTCGAAATATGCATACCAGTCAGTATCTAAACCATCTACACCTGTAGAAGTAACTTTTGTTTCAAATATACCAGAAGTTAATCCTAATGTAGCTTTACTACCATTAATTTTATAAGCATCTCCATTAGTTCTTTGTGTTCTATAGATATCCCATCCATCATAACCACCAAATGGTGCGAATGTGAATTTTCTAGAATCTAATTTCTCATAGTCAGTTCCAATTAACGCTGTATCATTTCTAAATTCAGCAGAACCTACTTGGAATGTGTTAGATACACCAGCGATAGTTGTTGTAGTAACACCTGAATCCATATGGAAACCATCAGTCTTACCACTCCAAGCATCAGCTCCTTTATAATTAAAGAAGTCTTGATCAATACCAATAGTGCTATTAAGACCTAAGTAAGATTTCTTTTTCTTCTCAGTAGAAGTGTATGAAGTCTTATATTCTATTTTTGGTGCAACACCATTAACGTTGTCACCGAAGTAATCTCTAACAGTAACACCTTCGAAACCTGATGGAAAAGCATCCGTAGGATACTTATCAGCCATCTCAACCATTACATAGTTACTTTTTAATACATATTCACCATCAGAAGTACCAATTTTTCTACCTATAAATCCATTATCTGTTGGGTCCATAGAAAGTTTAGAGTATTTTTCAACAACTAAAGGACTAACATCTGTATCAGAAAACTTTCTAACAATTAAGTCAAACGTCTTTTCATCAGGTTTGATGTTAATTACAGATATTTTAATATCTTTATTAGCTGCGTCTCCATCAGAGATACTAATCATTCTAAATAATCTTTCTAACTTACCACCTCTTAATTCAGATAGAACATATGGTGATGATGCTGATTGATATTGTTCATCATTGTCGTTTAGTTTTGTTGCCATCTGTACAAGTGTAGTATTAATACCTCTTACTTTTCCAGCTGCATTTAAGTCATCTAAACTGTTTTTATAAATTTCTTCTACAAATAACTCAGTATCTTTATCATTTGCTGATACACCTAATACTTTAGTTATGTAGTTTTTCTTTGTACTATCTAAAGAAACAGTATATGTGAAAGTTTCACTATCTTTATTTGTACCACTAATACTAAATGTAGTTAATGGGTCATTATCTACTGTAGTACCTACAATATCAACTGAAGTTGATGCTGAAACATCAAATTCCATTTCTTCTTGTGAGTTTACTGAACCTCTACTTCTTAAAGTTGCAACAACTCTATCTTCGATGTCAGTATATGATGACGCAGTATATGTAACAACAGTTCCTGAAGTCACACCAGTAATAATTGAACTATCACTTGCAGCAACACCTCTTTCAGTTACTACCATATCAAATGTTGCTCCACTGAAACTAGTTCCAGTCTTAACATATTTAGGTGAAGATATAGAAATTGTTTCTGATAATGCTACATTACCTAAATTAGTAAAGCTACTAGTAATTTCACCATCATCATATAAAGCTTCTAAGTTTGAGTTACCCCATACTAAAGTAGTAGGTGTTCCTGCAGTAGATGCTGAATATGTTAATAATGTTACAACTGATGCTGTAGTTGCTGATGCTTCAGTAGAAGGATCGGCAGCAGCCTCAATAGTAAGTGACCATGCGGCACCTGCTTTATAACCAGATAACCCTAACACTCTAGACACATACAATTGATTTGTTTGTGATAAGAATGACTTAGCGATATAGTTTAATTCGTATTTTTGAAAACCAGATCCTTCATATTTCTCACTATTTAATCCACCAAAGTATTGTTGGAATTCATCGTAGTTTGAAATAAAAACTGGTTCAAATGCTGGACCTTTAGGAGTTTCTCCCACTAAACCTAATGTGGTAACTCCAACTTGTCTTGTGACAAATGTTAAGTCTTTTTCTGAGGTGAATACACCTGGACTTACAAATATTCTGTCTGTTGATGCCATTTAATTTAATTTTTATTTTGTTTTATTATAATATCCTTTCCATTATAAATATATTGGTTTTACCCAAAGTTTCTCAAATGAATGTATTACATTCACATTTAGTGTGAAAAAAAACTTACTTTTGTCATACTTATATTAAAATGTCTATGAAAAGGACTAAAAATCTAAAGATTACACCATCTACACATGAACTACTAAAAAAGTATTGTGATGAACATGGGTTAAAGATGTTTGCATTTGTGGAAAAAATAATCAAAGAAAAGTGTGATAAACCTAAAGACATGTATGGGGAATAACTAAACTCCCCTTACATTATATTATACGTCAAAACTTATATCATAAGTAATACCATCACCATCTACATATGTGTCAGATACTAATGTCTGTGCTGCAGCTTCAGTATCTGCAGTAACAAATACTGATGTGGTATATGTCTCTTTCTTCTTTCCTGATAAAGACGTTTTCTTAACTTTGTGTCTAATTATAAAATTTGCCATAATTTAATTTATTTTTTTAATCGTATGAAGACCACTTTTCAACTATAACTAAGAAAGGTGAGTTAGTGTAGTTTAATGAATTAGACCTAACTATTTTAATTCTATAGTGTGGATATGCGTTATCACTAGGTGCATATGCAACAATATCTATTTTATCATCAGTCCCCATAGAACCTTCAATTTGTGTAGTACCATCAGAGTTTTCTAAGTCAAAAGTAGTATCACTACCATCTTTAGTTTTTGTTACGTGTACTTGACTAGTTGTTGGGTCCACTAAAATTGTCATATCAATATCATCTTGAGACTGGTCCCAACGTATTTGAATTGTACTATCATTAAATAAATCAATATCTGCATTAGAATTGATTCTATATGTTGTAGTTATTGGTGCAGAACTAGCAACCACATTACCACTAGAATCTACAGCTAAGTTTTTAACTGCCGTTCCTGTATTAACAGTACCAATATTAAGTGTACCACTCATTACTGTATTACCACTAACGTCTAATGCTTCGGTAGGGGCAATGGTATTTACACCTACTCTATCACCAATCCATGACATACCACCATTTTCAGCTTTTACAATTAAACCAGTAACACCCGTATCTCTATTTTTAGCCCATAACCCTACTGAGTCAGAAATATCGACAGTAGGTTCACTAACACTAGAACCAGTATAATTATTTAAGTATAAAATACCTCTACCAGCACCAGCTTTTACAACACCTACATCACTTCTCATTGTGTTGTTACCACCTAAAGCAAAGTTAGTTCCACTTCCTATTGTAGGATCACTAAACCAACCTGAACTAGATCTACCTTCTTCAAGACCTACATATATTGCTTTAGCTGCTCCCCAACTGGCATTAGTGTCAAATCCAAAACCTATTACAATTTGATCATCAGCATAAGATGAAATATCTTCACCAATTGCGATTGAACGATTAATATTTGCAGTTGTTTTTCCTAAAATATTGTTGGTACCAATAGCAGTAAGATTGTCACCATATAAGTCATTGTTTTGACCTCCAGTAAAATTATAATTTCCTTTAGCTACATGAGATGCTCCAAATATACTAGATGATGTACCTTCAACAGTTAAGGATTGTCCAAAAACAATACTTGTTTGGAATGTTTCGCTAGCACCAACAGCAACACCGTTACCACCAATAAATGATCTTCTAGATAGTTGACCATTACCTAAAGTATTCCCATCACCAACAACTAAGTTACCTAATGAATATGTTCCTGAGAATGTATTACTACCTGAACTTACCTCTACAACATCTCTTGTTGTTTCTCCTGTATCTAATTTAATTGTACTAGTTGTTTCTTCCCAGTAAGAAGTTCCACCACCTCCACCAGTAGTTCCACTAACAACATTACCACTTGAGTCTACACCTAAATTAGTAACTGAAGTTCCTGAACCGACACTATTTAAATTTAATTGACCACCTGCAATACTAACATTCCCTGTAAAAGTATGATCACCATTCCCATCAGTAGTGTATCTTGTTACTAAAGTAGTTGAACCATCTGCAACAGTTTGTATAACAAATCTTGTTCCATAGTTAGATCCTTCTGTATAATCTTCTGTAGATAAAAATAATAATTGACCACCTTTTCTAAAACCAGTTCCCGAATGACCAAAAGATGAAATATTTGAAATCGTATTTCCATTTAATGTTTTAGTTGGTGTTGTTCTATCACCGTTTGCGGCACCAAGAATAATTTCACCTTTGTGACCCGTTCCATATCCATATAAGAAAAGATTTGCGTCATCAGTTTCATTATAAACTCTTAACCAATCAGCACGAACTTCTGTTAAATTATTATCAGGGTCTGTAACTTCAATTTGTGCTCCAGTCCAATTAAGATAAGAATCACCTTCTATTGTACCATCACCTGTCCATACACCTATTTGATTGTTTGCTGGTGTTCCTACTTTAGATACATCACCACCAGTGATTCCACTTACAACATTACCACTAGCATCTATTCCTAAGTTACTAACTGGAGTTGCTGCACCGACAGTATTTAATTGTAATTGTCCACCGAAGTAGTTTTTCTCAGTACCTACTTGATAGATACCATATTTAGTCCCTGATACAACACCTGAACCTGTAAACCCAGCTATTCTTATAGCATAAGCATTTCCACTTACTGCATCGTTTATATCAAATTTATCAACATTAATCCCATGTAATTCATCGGACCCCGTATTTGTATCAACTTGTATTTGTAATGCAGTTAATTCTAATTGACTTGCAGAACTTAGTTCTGTAAAATTACCTTGCAAAAATCTACCTGCAGTATATATACCATTAGTTGGTGTTCCTGTTGGTCTAGATTCTGCAAATATACCTGTTGCATAAGCATTATTACCAGCACTACCATTTTTATTCAATGCTCTAACTGAATGTGTTTGATTATTATTTCCATCTTGTGTTTGACCAAGAATAGAAACAGTTAATGAAGTATTATCGACAAAGAATGTATTACTTGCCGAAGGTCCACCACCAATAGAGACTGTACTTCCATCATCTCTTATAAGTCCATTTTGTAAAGTATTTGTTGTAGAGTTCCATCTAGCAACTCTTTCATCTAAATAAGATCCAACTAACGCGGAATTATTTAATAATCCTGATAAATCAATGTTACCAACATCTACTCCACTATTTCTTTCTAATACTAAATTATTACCAGATAAAGTACCACCACTAACAAAAGTATCTGTCAATCCTGTAACAAAACCACACACATCAAATGTAGTAGCACTATTTGTTGTGAATGTAACACATCCAGTTGACGCATTATATGTACCACCCGTAACATTTACATCATTGTCACTAAATAATGCTGCGGCATTTGTAACATTAAATGTTCCACCACTTGTATTTGTGAATGTTAATTGTTGCGTTCCCGCATTTGCACTACCGCTAGAAACATGAACATCTACAACACTACCCGTATATGAATTAAAAGTAGTCGTTGCTAATTTATTTCCTAATGCAGTTTCTGTATCTCCAGTATATGTGTTAAATAAAGTAGTTGCTAACTTAGCGTCTAAATTAGTTTGTAAGTTTACAACCTCACTAATACTATGTGTATGTGCTGAACTACCTAAATCAGATAAGTTTATACTATCTTTTGTATAATGTATTGTTGTATCACCTGTATGTGATATGAAATTAGTGTTAGTTGTTTTACTACCTAATGTAGTTTCTGTATCACCAGTATAGGTGTTAAATAAAGTAGTTACTACCTTAGTATCTAATTCAGTTTGTAGGTTTACAACTTCACTAATTGAGTGAGTATGTGCACTACTTCCTAATTCACTAAGATTTATACTACCTTTTGTATAATGTATTGTTGTATCTCCTGTGTGAGAAACAAAGTTTGTATTGTCTGTTTTAGTACCTAATGAAGTTTCTGTATCACCAGTGTATGTGTTGAATAATGATATTTCTAATTTACCACTAACTAATCCTGATAAATCAATATTACCAACATCTACACCACTATTTCTTTCTAATACTAAGTTTTCACCAGTTAGAGTACCTCCAGTTACAAATGTGTCTGTAATTCCTGTAACAAACCCACATACATCGAATGTAGTTGCACTATTTGTTGTGAAAGTAACACAACCAGTGTTGGTGTCGTAAGTACCTCCTGTAACATTTATATCATTATCACTAAATAAAGCCGCTGAGTTTGTAACATTAAATGTACCACCACTTGTATTTGTAAATGATAATTGTTGTGTTCCCGCATTTGCGTTACCACTAGAAACATGAACATCAACAACACTACCTGTATATGAATTAAATGTTGTAGTTGGTAATTTACCATCTAAAGCAGTATTAGTATCTCCAGTATATGTGTTAAATGTTGTAGTATCTAGTTTACCACTAACTAATGATGTTAAATCTACATTGTAATAATCTAACCCTAATAAGTTATTAGCAAATTCAATAATATTACCATTAAGAGTTGCACCTGTAGTAAAACCATTTGTTGTTCCACTCACTATAGGTGTTAAATCTACGTTGTAATAATCTAACCCTAATACACTATTAGCAAACTCAATAATGTTACCATTAAGTGTTGCACCTGTAGTAAAACTATTAGTTGTTGCACTTGCAATCGCAGCTAAATCTGCGGTATAAGTGTCACCATCATTTCTAACAAAGGTAATTAGTTCAGTACCTTCATTATATGTGGCACCAGTTGTAAATGTATTACTAACACCTGTGATGTTGATATTTACATTATCGTTTCTTGTTAGTGTAACAATATCTGTTGCTGAGTTATATGTACCACCAGTAACAAAGTTGTTTGTATTATCAAGTAATGCACTTACATCCACACTAAATGGTGTAAATCCTGTAGTACCTGTAAAATATAGAGTTTCACTACTTGCACTATATATACCACCAGTTACAAAGTTATCTGTAGTGACAATACCACTTAATTGACTACCATCACCGAAGTATGTAGTACCACTTATATTACCACTAACACCTAAGTTACCCGTAATATTTATTGTATCACCCACACAAGGTGATATATTTGTTAAGTATACCTGTGTACATGCACTAAAAATACCCACATCGGATACTGTCTGTACGATATAACTCTTTTTTATATTTGAATCTTCAAACCAGCTCATAATAATAACCCATTTAATATAATATTACTTTCTTTTTGTTCGTCTATTTTATTTACACTAATAAATATCTCATCACCACGTTTAACATCAAAAGGAATTGTTACCTCAGCCCCATTAACTTTATATATGGCAGAGTTAGTGTTTTCTAATTCTTGTAATCTGTAGTTAATTTTATAATCTACAGGTATTTTAGTAGAGTTAACACCTCTTTGTAGTGATACTACTATTGATATCGTTTTTTCTTCCATTATGTTAATACCCCATTTAGTATAACCTCACTAAATAAGTTAGTATCAGTCTTATTTACAGTTAATGTAAGACTTTCACCATTACCAATAAAGAAAGGTAAAGTTTTTATTTCTCCATTAACTTTATATGTAATAGAATCAATATTTTTAAGGGTTTCTTTTGTGAAACTTGTATTTATATCCATAGTCACTGTGAAAGCACTTATACCAACATCAAACTTAAATGTTTCTTCAGTTGTTTTATCTTCACTTTTCTCTACTTCATATTGTGATCTCTTAATATTATCAGAAACCTCAAGTAATGTAACAGTTCTACTAATTGCTGGATTCACCTCAAAATCTTCTTCATCTAATAGATACCCCATCATTTTTAATGTAAACATTTGAACATAATACTTCCTTTCATCTAAATTACTTATAACACTTTCATCACCTACACTATCCATCATTAATGGCATTGGATGTCCATTTACCTTAATATAATGTTGTTGAGGGGAAAACGTCTGAATAAATTTCATATTCATTTTATTTAAGTCTCTCATTCTATTACAGAATAATCTAACTTCATATGTCAAATCAATAGGAACTGGTTGAGGTATTTTATATATGTCCATACCCTTTCTTACACCATCAAAAGTTGGAACCTTCATATAAGTAAAAGTAGGTTTACCAGGAATATTGAAGTATCCCGCTTGATTTGTTCCCACTTGTGCATCTGGTTTTCTAACAACCGTTATGAAAGGTATTTTTATATTTTTGTATTCATCTGAATATTGCCAAGTTTTTGCAAACTCTGCCCATCTCTGAATGGTTAGGAATATTACAGGAACTTTTTCACCCGCTAAATTTAGATTAATACCATTCTCTACGAACTCAACAAAAGATTTATCCATATCTTCATGTAACACACCTTTAGGTAGGTAAGTCCCATTATTAGATATGTCATCGAACATTTCCTTTCTTCTATCATTTCCTGTTTTATCAGGATTGATATTGATATCTTTTTTATTTTTCTTTGGTAATCCCATATCTAACCATTAAATTCATCCTCAGATGCTGGTACACAAGTAACTGTTCTATAAAACCCTTTATACCCATTTATCGTGTGCTTATTATCACTAAATATTGCACCATCGTTAGAAACGGTATAATACTTAATTGTCTTTTCATCTTCTTGATATCCTATATAATCACCATACT